AGAGGCCGTCCTTGGATAGCGATTGGGTAATCGCTGCCGCAAGGTCGTTCATCGTTGTGTTCGCCCAGTTGCTAGTGATTAGCGTCTGAGTGACAACCGGATTGCCAGCGGGAAGTTGATAGCTACCTGAACCATTGCGAGGCATGTTACCTCTCCTTAATAATCTTCAACGTCGCCCGGATACAGAGCAGCCCGAGTACCGCCAGTCAGATACCGTTGCAGCGTGTCACGGCTATAAGGCATATCATCAGGGTGAACAGGCGGCAAGCCCTGAGCCGTCTGCCGTAGCTGGGGAATAGCCAGCATAAGCGGCGGCGGCTTAACTGGGTCAAAAGCCCCTTCCCGAACCCCGCGATAGTCTCCATAGGTTTCGCGCAAAGCTCTGGCGTTATAGCTAGGCATATTCTTATACATTTCATCCGTGATAAGCCGCTGCAATTCTTCTAGTTGAAGGGCACCAGCGCCGCCCTGCTTAGCCTCCCTGAGAATCTGCGCCCTTGCAGCCATTGCTTTCGGACCAGGGACTCTGGTTGATTTAGACCATGCGCTAATCAGCGTCCTAAGATCAGAGTTACCGCTAACCAGTTTGGGATATTTCTGACCAAACCGAGTTAGCTCCTTACTGAATTCAGGAGTAACCTTTACATCAAATGTCTGGCTAAGGGCTTCGAGCTTTCTCTTAGCCTCATCCTTAGCTGCTATGCGCGCCTGCTCGACGGCCCTTTTGTGCGCCTCATCCTGATCCTTATTGATTAGTTTTTGTCGTTCTTTAGTCAGTGTAGTTTCAGCGGCCAGTTGCGCTCGCGCATCTTTCCCAAGCCTTGTGCCTTCCTTACCGTATTCTTTTAAGGCAGTCGTATAGTCTTGCATTTTCCGACTAACACCACCGCCAATACGAGTGCCTATGCCTTTCACAAAGACACCGACACCGGTATTGCCGAGTCGGCCGCTTATCTTCTCCGCCAATCGGCCACCGCCGGGAATAAGACCGCCGATAATCCCTTCTTCCGCAGCATTGGATATCGTAGACTCGTCGGAAGTCGTATCCCGCAAAGCACCCTGCATGGCTCCGGCAGCAGCATCAGAGGAAATGGCCTGTGAGAGAGGGCCAAACAGTTTCTTAGCCTTTGGGCCTAGCCGAGCAAGCATGTTGTATGCAGGACTGATAGTACCACCAGAGAGCGCAGTAAGAGGGGCGCTTACCGCAATGTCAGTAGCTACTTGCCCTAATTGGCCTGCCGCAGTTTCATCCAAGTCACGATTAGCTATACGAGCTTCCCTGGTAGACTTGTCCAAATCCTCAATATTTTTCTGATAGTACATGCTAGGCGCATTAGGCGCCCCCGGAACCGGGTTATCCTCCATCAAGTATTGGGCCATCTGATTAGTTAGCTTTGCAGCCTTGCGGCCATAGCCAAGCGCACTCTGCTTGGCAGACTCTAGGAAGTTCTCTGTATCCGCAGCCCCGAAGCCGAAGATATTGACTGGGGATTGAGTCGTACTCAGCGGCGTAGCCGGGGGCAATTCCGGTGGCGGTGTAGTGGCCGGGGGTGCCTCCGTAGCCGGGGGTGCCTCCGTAGCCGGGGGCGCACCAGCTTCCGGGGCAGCCTCACCCCTAGCTATCTGCTGTTGTAGACGCTCAAAAGCCTGAGCCTCAGTAGCCCCTTCGGGCGCTGTGATCTTATACTTCTTACCGTCTGGTGCGGTTAGCTTAAAGACAGGCATGTTCTTGGCCTTATTCTCTCTCTATCTTCCATCCGTCCATAGAGGCACCGCCGCTAGCAGCAGGAGCATACTGCGGGCTAACAGGGTCCAGTCCTGCCGCTGCTAGCTGTGCTTCTTTCAGTCTTATCTGCTCAATATATTCCCTAAGTCTCTGCTCATATACATCTTGCGTCTGATACAGGGCTTGTTGCAGGTTAGACTGAGCGCCTTTCAAGCCCTCAACATTGGACACCGGACCTGTGCCCTTGTAGGCATCCCTGTAAGAGTCCAAGAACGCCTTAGAAGTCAATTGCATATGGGCCGCAAAGGCGTTCGCCATTGGCGTACCGGCATGGATACCGCCAGCATACAATCCTGCAATCGCATTTTCAGTCCCAAGAGTGCTGAGTCGTGCCGTGAGTTTGCTACCTACAATTTGCTTCAAACCTTCCTTGTTATTAAGCAGCAAGTTTACATCACGCTCAGTCTGAGCCGTTAGGGCTTGCGCTCCCGGCAACGCATACTTGGCATTTAGACGGTGTTCGGTATCCATAGTCGCTTTCTTACGGGCAGCTTCGATCTTTGCTTCTGTTTCTGCGGCTATATCAGCAGTATTGGATTTACCTATGGCTTCGCCTTCGGCCTTGCCGCGTCCGATGCCTCTGGCATTTGCCTCCGAGGGGGTCAACCTGAGTGGGGTTCCATCCTCATTTGTAACGAGCATGGCCTTACCTGCATTTGGCCCGGTGGCAAATGATTGATAAACTAGGCCAGTTGCCTCATCATAACGCTCTTTAGACTTTGACTCGCCTATATCATCAGTGACCTCACTCGTACCGTCCGTGAAATGCTTAATGATCCTACCGCCATCAAGTCTTTCGGTCTTGAGCAACCTGCGTTCCTTACCTATCAGGCTCTCAGTGTCAAAATCTTTGCCGCCGAGCATACCAAGGAAAGCACGAATGGCTTGCTGGTTGGGTCGAGTGCCAGTAGGAGCCTGGGGCGCTTCCATAGCAGCGGCAGTCCCTTCCGGCCCTAGCCCAAGGGTCTGCATAATGTCAGCCGATGCAGCAGGCGGTCCCGGGGGCGGCGCTTCCGGGGAAATCGGGGGCGGCGCATTGGGATCAATCGGGGGTGCAGGCGGCGGCGCTTCGGGCATCGGCACATTCTGGCCTTCCGGCACACCCATACCATACGGGGTAGGAGCAGTAGCATCCGTGCCAGTCAAATACTGAGCCATTTCCGGTGGCACATTGGGATCAGGCGGAACCGCCCCACCTACCGGCGGGCCACCACCGGGCGGGACCACGCCACCTACCGGCACGGAAGGAGCAGGCGGGCCAGCAGGCGGCACCGGGGGAGCAGCAGCCGCAGGCGGGCCACCTTTACCCATTTCTGCTTGCACCTTTCTCTCTATCAGCAGCTTCGCATCTTCGGGGTTCAAGCCCAGTTCTTCTACATCGGCCGCAAACTGTGCCATTCTCTGCTGTGCTTCTGGCGGCAATTCGGGGAAGGTGAAAGTAGTCTTTGCATCACCTGCCTGTCCTTCGCCCGGACCAACAGGCGCAGGCGCACCGGGAACCGGGGGCGCTTCTGGCGGCACCGGGGGAGCAGCCGCAGCAGCTTCTAGACCCTTGCCCATTCCTGCAATCGGCAGCGCAGGCTTTGGAGCAGGCTGTATCCCCAAAGCTGTATTGAGACTGGCAGCGGCATCCGGGGGCGCATCTGGATCGTAGTCACCGTACTGCTGTGCGCTACGGAGAATGGCATCATCCCGTGCCGCTTGAACGGCTTCTTCTTCCTTCTTGGCTTCCTTACCGGTCAGGTAGTCACCGAGAAGCGAGCCGCCAACCTGGACAATGTTACCCAAGGCAGACGTAGGCTTATAAGTCGCCACGGTTTCATACAACCCGCCCTTCTGAGTAGGCAGCATAGTGCCTTTCCGGGGCGCTTGGCGAATCGCATCAAATTCCTGCTGCGATTTACGCAATGCCTCCGCGCGCTTCTGCCGCTTCTTGATTTCAGAGAGGACAGGATTGTATTCTTCCAGTGTAAACGGCTTGTATGCCATTTCAGTATCCTCCACCCATCCCGCCCATATCACTACCGAAGTTGCGAAGTGCGTTTGCTTTTAGCCGACCACCGCCGCCATATAAACTGCCACGCTTCGGGGGCATAATACCACCCGTATCTCCGCCCATCGTAAGCGCCTGTCTTTGTGGCATCACGGCAGCCTGCATCTGAGGACCAATGCCCATAGCCGGTGGCTGGCCCGGTGGCTGGCCTCGGCTCATAGGCATAGGCGGCATTACCCCGCCCTGCGTAACGGCACCCATAGAACCTCCCTTACCGGGCTTTCTCTGAGGGGGAATCATTTGCTACTCCTTAATACTGCTTATTTTCATCTTTGCGGGCGCGCATGTTATCTAGATCATCCGGCTGCCTCCTGAGCGCCGCTGCTCTAGCCCTTGAAGTATTCTCGGCTGGCTGTACTCGCGAGGCTTGTGCCTGCCCCTTTCGCCTAGCTGCCCGTTTCTCAAAGGCTTCATGCGAAAGATAATCCTCACCGATATTATCCCATGCGCTCTTTTTCGGCGCTGCTTTTGGGGGAGTCGGCGGCTGGCTTCGCAACATTCTTCCCATTGCCCTATCAAACATGTTCCTTCTCCTTAACCCCACTTACCAATAGCGGCTTTACCAACCGCACCGCCGAGCGATCCCAATGCCTGCTTCTGAGCATCACGCGAGGCCATTTGAGTGTTGTAGTTTTGCTGCTGCTGCGCGTAGCCCTGCTGAGTGGCATCCATGATACGGTTGCCTTCACCCATACCAGCCTGGTTAAAGCCTTGGAAGCCGGGAGTCTTGACACCGCCCACCAGACCTTGTGCCATAGAAGCCTGCTGCCACGGCATCATATAGTTCTGCATGGACTGTTCGTATCCCTGTCGCTGACCGCCAAGCTGCGTATTATAAATGTCACGCGATTCTTGTGCGCCAGCCAACATGCCTTGCAATTCAGCCTGTGCGCCAACATCACCATGCGAAGTGAGCATGTTCTGATAGGCACGGTCATACGCTGCCGTTCCCGGTTGGAGTCCTTGCAGGCGCAGCTTGGTCTGCATTTGCGATTGCTGCTGCTGCTGTTGTGGCCGGATACGGGCCATAAGCGATTCGGCAAGGCGCTGGCCGTGTTTTTCGCCCGACATTTGATCGTACTCAGGCATGGCAGGCCCACCGCCCCATTCACCCTGCGCTCCGAGTCGGCCCATTGCCGTGCTTTGAACGCCCTGTGCGCCAGTCAAAGCCGCCTGCTGCTCCGGGCTTAGCTGTTCGGTCTGCGTCCAGCGGCCAGATGCAGGGTCTTGAGACCACTTGAGCGAGCCAAAGGCTGTCTGCTGATCGGGCCGGTTAGCCTCGGTCTGCAACTGCAACTGCTGATTCTGTGAGGCTGCTTGCTGTGCGGCCAGCGGCACATAATCAGGTACTTTAGGTGCTTTCGGCTTCTTCCCGAATAGTCCTGACATTTTCCTGCTCCTTGACTATGAGCCTTGCCGGTCGAATCCTCTCCCACCGACCTGCCGTTTCTACCTTACAAACGTACAGCCACATATCATCGCCATTCGGATAGTAGTTTGAAATAACCGCCTTGAGTCTGAATCCCAGGTGCTCAACAAGCCGTTGGGACTTTTTGTTACTTGACATAACCGTACCGATCAGATTGGTTACGCCGCAATGACGAAATGGATAATCGTATATTGCAAACCAGAATAAGCGGGAAGGTTGGCGACCGTCAGCAATCCAGATATGACCATGTATTGACTGGCCGTTGAAGCCATCAAACAAGGCGCCACAAATCACCTCTGTTCCCTCACACTCTAGAACGCATACAGCCTTTTCCGATGGCATGATATCCATGATACCGGCAAGTGTCGGAAGGTTCCGAATGTCGCTATTGATCCAGCGGCTCATACCAAGCCCCCTGATTCCGACACCCATTCCAAAGCTGCGACTCCGAAGGCGGAAGAAGTGGATACCCGAAGCTGCCATGCAAAGGCATAGCCCAGTACGTTCGCGGATACCCAGGGACGATACACGTTCTCGTATCCCGCCCAGTTGGCTTCATCCCAGTTAGAGATATCCCATTTGGCATTGCCCGCCGCTACACCGGGAGCCGGAGTCGTTATGTATTCATCCAGCCGGAAGTCAGGCAGGACACGCATACGGAACGAGGGCTTCACTTCGGTATGGAAATTCGGACGGATCAGCTTGGCATGTTTGTTGGCCGTGGGGTTCTCAAGATAGCTGTATGCGCTGAACGCATATGCTTCAATCGGGACACCGCCAGAACCATTAATAATCACGTTATCCTGATAAACGTCAGGAGTGACTACATAAACACGCCCATTATCCCTGCCGAAGAATATGTTTCGATCAACCGTGCGAACACAGCGCGCGGGATAGTCAAACTTGCCCCATGCGCCGGTCAAGAAATTCATGACCAACTGGACTGGCGCTCCCGCCTTTACGTCATAGATATTGATAACTACCCATGCAGAGTCAGGGTGAACCGATATCTCAATCGGCCACGGTTGGCCGCCTTCCGCTGCCAGCTTAATCAGGGTGCGAGAGATACGCCGGGTTAAGGTATTGGAATACAGGATTTCCGTGATGCTGCTGGATACCAAAGAGGATAGCGGCACCAAACCCCGGCGAGACAGGAACAGAAGATCGCCGCCGTAGTCCACCACGGAACGGGTACTCAGGGGCGGCGCAATATACCATATGGAATCAAGGAACCAATCCTCGGCATTTTCAGGGTCATTACCGGAGTAGGATGCAATCTCGCCCATAGAGGTAATGAATACAATGCGATCATCCAGGCCATCGCCCGTATCCGCAGACCACCGAGCCAGCATTTGCAAGTGACCGCCACGCTTGAATAGACCGCCGACGAAGAACGGCTTGCACTCGCCACCCATAGAGTCTATCGGCAGATACCATGCGTTCATGGTATTCTTTTCAATGAACCAGAGCCGTCCCTTATGCACTAGGACATATGAAAAGTCGTGAGGGTCTGTGCCGGTAATCTGGCCGGGGGCAGCAGGCACAGGAACCTCGGTAAACTCCGCCCATGTAGTGCCATTGTAGAATAGAGCATGGACGCCATTAACAGCGATCAAAAACTGACCTGCTGTATTGGCAAAGTTGGTGTCAATGAAAATACCATTGGCACTACTATGGGTATATGCAGGCGCGGGATTGGTAACGGGAGTGGTTATGTTGTAAATGAAATTGCCAGTTGTGGCAAATATCTGAAAGGAGCCATCAAGAGCATTATAGCTCATGATGCCTTGAACCGGCACCGTGCCGAATCCCTCTCCAAGACCGATGGCCCATTCCTGATAGCCGGGGCGCACGGAAAGCACCCCAGTATCAGGGTAGAAATTCATTACATCAATCAAGAACTCCGGCCCCATGTTGGAAAGCGGGTCAAGGTCATTAAGCCCGCCCGTTGGCGCTTGAACGCCAAGCGCCTGACTGACTCTCTGCGGCCCTAGTTTTGCCTTAAACATTCCAGCTTCCGTCCGGCACGTTCTGGCCGCTTATGTATAGGTAATCCCACTGACGATTCAGCGAGATAACGGGAGCGCCCTGAGTCTGCCCTTTCTCGGCTGTGACCATGTATTCAAACTCACGGCCAAGCTCTGCGGCTTCCATGCCTTTCGCAGCCCAGAGCTTATACTTGACCCCGGCGCACATCATAAAGTTGTCAAACACAGGCTCATCATTGTCCTTCGTGAGCTTATCCTTATAGTCCAAGGCATCAGGGTCATATACCCAGTTGCGGGAGATATAGTAAAAGTCAATTTTCTCACCGAGAGTAGGGATGGGGAATACCTGGAACTTATTGTCCAGTATCCGATAGCGGTAATACACGCCGATGGATACAATGCCGTTCTTAATCCATGACCAGCCCTGCGGAGACACAGGGCCAAACATGGGACGGCGGTTGGTCGAAGTCCACTGAGTCTGATTGACTATCCTACCGAAGTCAGCAGGAAGGTCAAATTCCGATACAATCCCATCCCCTACATACTGCTGTGACTTTTCCAGAAACTGCCAGTCGTGTGCTTTGACAAGCTGTGTTCCCAAAGCGTTGACCAGACCGAGCGTTTGGAACCCGGTCTGGTCGTCGAACGGAGAGATAGTCGTTTCCACCTGCGGCAGACCAATCTCTTGCAGGGCTTGGTTTACGATGGTCAGCACAGATGCCCGAACGGCCATGACTTACCCCT